TCTTTTTGTTGTTCTGTCATTACCCCCAATTCTCCTTTCTCCCCACCCAAACCCAATTTTGTACCCCCTATTTTATCTACTTGTTTTTGTATCTCAGCCATAGCCTCCACTGCCTTATTTAATTCGCTCTCCACCGTTTCTGTTACGCCTTTTTTCGCATATTTTTGTACAACAGCATCAATGGAGGTACTGATGGCTTTTATATCTTTATCCAATTGAGTAGTTACATCTGAACCAACTGATTGAATCTGTTCCTTTATGGCTGTACCCGCAGCCTTAGCATAAGTAGGAGCAGCTTGAACGGCTTGAGCACCTAATTTTGCTGCATTTTTTATGGTAGGACCCAACTCCTCTTTAGCCTCTACAAAAGCCTTTGCAGCATCTCTTAATCCTTGACCTGACCATATGAAATTTCCCTCTGTAGAAAGGGTTTTCGCAGCATTTACAAGTCCCCAAGTATCACTAACAGCTTCCTTTGCTTCCTTTATTCCTGGGCCCTTAACCGCAAACCAAGAAAGAGGAGCACTCCAAAAAGATTTTTCACCTGATTCAATTGCTTTCTTTCCCTCTCTCACCCATTGTTTGTAATTCAATACAAACCAACTAATAGGGGCTTCCCAAAAAGAGACTTTTCCTAATTTAATATCATCTTTTAACCCTTCCCACTGTTCTCTAAGAGTTTTTATGACATTTTCTGTTTCCTCTTTCAAATAACCCCACAAAGCTATAAAAGCATCCTTCAAACTAATCACAGATTCTTTAACCAAAGATAAAGAATTGTCCCAACCTGCACGGAAAGTATAAGCCAATGCTATTAAAAGAGTGACAGGATTTACAAGGGCCAGAATTATTGTGCCAAGCGAAGCAAAAACTTTAATTGCCAAACTCATAGTAATCAAAGCAGGCCCCAACACTGCTACCATCCCCACCCATTTAACTATACTATTTTTCATCCCCTCATCCATTCCCTTCCAAGCCTTAGTCAAATCTTTTATATAACTGGATATTTTCAAAACAGCTGGTGCCAACCTACCCCCTATATCCCGACTTACATAAGTAATATGATGCCATATCATCCTCATTTGTTCTTTGAAGGAACTCAAATTCTTAGTTGCTATTTCTGCTGTCTTTCCAGCCCCCTGAGTAGCTTGTTTTAATAGAACAAGAAATTCTCCCATTCGATTTTCCCACCCCAACAAAGGCATAATAACTTGCTGGGAACGGGCTTCAAAACCCAACAAATCAAATAATTTACCTATATCTTTAGTAGATAATCGTGCTTTCTCTGTCAAATCCCCTATAATTTCAATTATAGGACGTAAATTACCTTGAGTATCATAAATAGTGACACCTAAAGCTTCCCAGGCCTGTTGTTGATCACGAAAACCTTTAACCGATAATCGTAACATACGACCAAAAGCTGTACCAGCCTCTTCTGCCTTTACGTTCTGGGCATGATAAGCAGCCAACACTGCCATACCCTCTTCAAGACTTATCCCCCATACTTTCATTGCTTGTCCTGCTTCTTCCGTCAAAGCCTTAGCAAATTCATATACCTCTCCACTGGCCATTATATTAGCTTGGGAAAAATTATCTGTAACCCTTCTTACATTCATCAAAGTTTCTATTGGGGTAGCCGTAGATAATCCTAAAGCCCTAACACTATCCGCTGCAAATTGTGTAGCTTGTCCTAAGTCAAATGAACCTGACACTGCAAATCTTTCAATAGCTGCCAGCAAAGCCAAAGATTCCTCAGCAGAAAATCCTGCCGAGCCCAAATGACGATACCCCTCAGCCAATTCTTTAGCTGTTATAGATGAACGTAAAGATATTTCCTCTGCATTCCTTATCATTCTTTCCTTCATCTCATCCGATAAATCGCCAAACATAGCAAAGGCTTTAGTCATAGCATCTTGGAAATCAGAGTACTGTTTCACCATTCCTGTCAAAGGTGCAGCAACTGCAATACTTATTCTACGACCAACACTCTCTAATGTTTGACCCAATCGTTGAAAGCGTGCCTGGATTGAATTTAGGGTGTTAGTCCAAGCAGTAGTATCCAATCGTAGATGAGCTACTAATGTTCCTAAATCTGCCTGTCCAATCATTATCCTCTCCTTTTCTTCCTCTTATTACCCGCTCCCGTCAAGGCAAAGAAAAATGATTTCATTTTATTAGCTCTTGTCTGTATCATTTCTTTTGTCTCACCTTTAGGTTCTTCAGATTTTTTTTCCGGTACACCAAATTTCATAATGAAGTCTGCTACTTTCACTTTATGTGGTTCTTTAACATACCCCCTTCTAATCTCTGCAGCAATCTGAGCCAAATAACATCTTGTGGCATCGAAAGCGTTTGTTTCCCATTCAAAAAATCTTTTCCATAAAACAAATTGAGATGCCGATGTTTCCTTCTTTACCTGATCCAACGACATACCCAAACGGGCGGCAAGTTTCAGCCAATCTAACTCGCCGCTGTTGAGGAGTTTTTTGATTCAAAGTCTATTGCCTTTTGTCCCTTTTCATTCAAACCACTCAACTCTTGAGCAGTTTTGTACAAACTGGATAACACAGTAGCTGGCCAGGTTTGTAAAACACTTACGGGAACAGGTTTGTCGTTTCCTTCAAACAAACACAATGGTAAAAGGATTAGCTCTGGGCTAACAATATTTACATCAGCCACAATCAACTTACCATTACCATCCACAGACACCTTACCACCAAGTGATTCCTGCCATTTCTTTTGTCCCCAGCCAGTAAGCTCACGGATAACAAAAGGTTTGTCGTCAATAGTAACAGGAATTTCCTTCAAACTGGTTTGAAAAATTAAATTACTCATATTCTGTCCTTTCCTTTATTTTGAACCCATAAATAACAAGCAAAATAAACCTTTTATCTCACAGCGTAGGCCCGTAATTAGGGATAAGGGAGATTTTCCCCCTATACCCCTAATTTAAACACCTAAAATAGCCTTTATGCAGCAGCTTGATAATCCGGTGCAACTTCATTTCCAGCATTATCCTGATTACTACAATGAATAGTACCAGTAGCTTTAGGCATAGAGCCTTCAGTACACTCACCTGGGGTGAAGTTATTAAGCCATCCATAAAATTCCAAAGCTGATGCATCAGGGAAATCTACGCGGATGAGACCATTCACATTGATGATTTCAAGTATCTGGTCGTAGATAGCTGGGTCATATTGAAACTCAAGAGAGGCATCAGTCAATTCTTTCAGAGCCTTCGGTTGCTTCGTCCTCCACTCAGTATTACGCATCGTGGTGGTATCATTTGGCCCACCACCATCAATCCCAGGTGGTGTTACTGAAGTCTCCTTCAAAAGAATTGTCACACCAGTACCCAACGCAAAAAAAGTTACTTGAGTTGGGTGACCATCAGTTAAATAGTTACTCATAGCCATTCCTTTCAAAGTTTAGTCATTGAAATTAAAAAGTTCATTGAAAACAATTTACGTCTTTTAGTAGTTTGTTCTTCACCAAGTGGGTTTATCCCACCCATTCTTGATATATTGTGCAAACGGTAAGTAAAACCATCTGTATGTAGTACATCTACATTTGTCACCGTATCCAACTGATTGGCCAATACATTACATTTAGCCCATCCGGTCTCTTCGCTCAAGGCCCGTATGATTATTTGTATGCCAAAATGCTGTAAAACTGTACCAACCCTCATCCGCCGTCCATCCTTAGTAGGAGTAGTATTATAGATTGCCCCTGCATTGTCTTTCACCCCCTGATCATCCCTTAGATAAGATATATAAAGTGGCCAGTCACTTTCAGCAGAAGGTACGGACATCAAAGCCACACCTGTCAAATAGGATGCTACTACTGATGCTGGAGATTCACCTACCACATCATAAGATTCCAACAAATCAATTATCAAATGTATAGGTAAAGCACCAGCAGCCGTTATCAAAAATCCTACAATATCATTTGCATCAAAATCTGCAACATCCGCTTGAAATAGGTATTGGCCATTACCTAATTCAGCAAATGAACCAGATACATTCTCCTGAACACCACCATCCAAACAACGCTTGCCTACGGGCGTAGCCCCTGTCAAACCTAAACCTGTATTAGTGCTTACCAATAAAAATGGGATGGCATAAGCCGTATCTGGTCTAAAATACTGCATCTGTAACAAGATATGAACAGGTACAGCTCCAGTAGATATAAACAAAAATCCTGCAGTGAAGTTAGCATTAAAATCTTCACCTTCACCTTCAAACAGATATTGACCGTTACCCAATTCAGAAATTATCCCAGAAACTGATTGTTGACCATCCCCATCTAAACTACGATAGGCTGTTATAGTAGCCCCAATTTCGGGCGAACCATCAGAAGCATTCACCAAGGCAAATGGAATATTATGAGCCATATTTTTTGTAACAGGCATTATAACCTCGTAATCACTGAATTAAGAGAACTTACATTACTCCCAATATTCCAACTTGGGTTAATTCGTTCTGTTAAATGACCTGCAACTTCAAAAACCATAAACCCAGAACCTTGCAAAGTCAAACTTGCAATCATCTGTCCTATACCTATAACAGAAATATCCATTGAACCCATCAATCCCCATGAGGAATTCAAAATACCGCTGGATATTATACTAATAGGAGATGCCCCCGTCAATCTCTTATTTACTAAAATTTCTCCAAAGGGGGATATTTGAATTTGAGAGAGGGATGATAAACATCGCTGACTAATTATCACTCCAGAAACCCTCACCTCAACACTTGATGAACCCACAAGGGATTCTATCTGTCCTTTTATTATATCTCCCGTAGTAAAAACAGATATATCCGTTCGTCCAATTAAACTACGAGTTAATAGAATAGAACCAGAAGAAATAAGGGTTATAGAAGATGTATTGTTTATATTATGAATACGAGATAAAGAAGCCGAAGTAGATATAGATATATTACTTTGACTTTGTATCTTAGTTATTTTACTAATCACTGCCAAAGTAGATATAGATATATTACTTTGACCTATCAACTTTTTACTTGCTAATAAACCCCCCTCCACCGATATTGATATGGAATTTGAACCTACAAGATTCTTTTCCGCCCTCAATCCTCCAGCAATACCAATTGCTATTTCTGTTTGACCTTGAAGAGACTTTTCAATTTCCAAAATACCATCAGTCACTAAAGATATATTAGATTGACCGATTAAATCTTTTGTCACTTCCAATTCTAAAGTAGTAGTTGCTATAGTTACTTCAGTCAAACCTGATAAAGATTTAATATTAGCAAGTGAACCGGAGGACACCACCTCAATTCCAGTACTCCCTTTCAACTCACATAATCTATCTACTATCCCTATCGTAGATATGGCAACATTACCTTGCCCCACTATATTCCGCGTTCTTTTTATTACCCCCTCAACAGAAATAGTTATGTTGGATTGTCCTGATATGGATTCAAATAATATCCCCTCAAAACAAACAGCAGGTTGTCCCCCCACCCATTCGTAAATTGTTTGGGTCTCAATCGGTTGACCTAATATCCACTCTTGCCTTGCCATCTTAACTCACTATGGGCTTGATGTCCACATGTACCAATTCTGTAACATCTTCATATTCT